ACGATCCGACTCCCTGATACCTGCTACAATTATGGGGAACCCTTGCGGGTTCCCCTTTCAACCACACCACACGGTAAGCACAATGCGCCATCCCATTATCCGCCACAATGCCGCCCCTGCCTATTCTTTCGCAGGGATCGTTAATGCTATTGAAGAAGCGCAGAATCGCGGACTAAAGAGAATCACAATGCGATTCTCTGAGTTTATCGTGAAACCCTCCAAATACGCTGGGAAGGTGTATGTCTTCTCTCATGACAAAGAGGTGAATCAGTGGGGCACACTGAGCAACATCTATCTCGGTTGGATCACATCCAATGAGACAAATCTGGGTGAGGTAGAGTTCATTCAGAAGGTGCAATCCGTTGCCGCTGATCCTTACGCTGCTGCCAAACTCTACGGGCAGCAGACTGGTTCGTGCTCATGCTGCGGGCGTGAGTTAACCAATGCCCTCTCAATCGAGTTGGGAATCGGTCCTATCTGCAGGGAGAAGTTTGGTCTGTAAGGTATAATTAGTGGGCGGCAGTTGTTTATACTCTGCCGCCCTATTCGTGGGGCGTTATGCGTGTTTGGCAGTCCTAATCCGCCGCGATGGCGGATGCGGGGGGTTCATGGGGGGCGTATAATAAGCCAAGGAACCTTGCCAATCTATAAAAGTAAATATAAGGCAAACAATACTTCAAAAAACAAAAAATTCCGGAAGTAAATATAAGACGCATATTACTTCAAAAAAAAACATCACCAACCAAAAACAAAAAATCCCTATATAAAATTGAAAAATGAACTCCCCTACATGAAAAAAAATTCCTCAGAAAATTTTAGACCCCTAGAAGTCGATCCAATAAATGGTGAATATTATATTAGAATACCTGAATGGATTATTAATGAACTTTCGTGGTATGAAGATACTGAAATACAGTTTACAATTGATGGAAACGAAATTATACTTACAGAAAAAGAAAATGACTGAAACACTCTATCACATATACTTAAGAAATAAGTGCATCTACCATTCATTACCTGAAGATGAATTTAATTTGACTTGGAAAATGATCTCGGAGTTTCTTTCAATCACAGATGATTCGAAGAAAAATGATCTTTCCTATGAAAAAGTTATTAAATCAAAAGATCTTGCACTAAATTCATCTCATTGACAAAGTGCTATATAACTGGTATGATACTGAAGTAAAAATTATTCAATTATGTCTAAAGGATTTACTGTAAAAGCAAAAGCACCAATTCCATCTCAAACAACACAAGAATGGGATTATGAATTAGCAAAAGAAATGGTAAAAGGAAAATCCATTGTCTTTTGTTTACCCGGAAGAGGAGTTTCATACGCTTACTTAAAGAACTTTGTGCAACTTTGTTTCGATCTTGTGCAGGCAGGAGCAAGCATTCAAATCTCACAAGATTATTCATCCATGGTTAATTTTGCAAGATGTAAATGTCTTGGAGCAAACGTATTAAGAGGACCTGATCAACTTCCTTGGGATGGTAAACTAAATTACGATTGGCAAATTTGGATCGATTCCGATATTATTTTCAACACTGAAAAATTTTGGCAATTAATCCTCATGGATAAAGACATTGCAAGTGGTTGGTATTGCACCGAAGATGGACATACAACATCAGTCGCACACTGGATGGAAGAAGATGATTTCCGATCGAATGGTGGAGTCATGAATCATGAGACACTGGAAAGCATTGCCAAAAGACGCAAACCATTTACAGTAGACTATGCTGGATTTGGTTGGTTAATGATCAAGAAGGGTGTATTTGAACATCCAGAAATGAAGTATCCATGGTTTGCACCAAAGATGCAGGTTTTCGAATCTGGAGAAGTGCAAGATATGTGCGGAGAAGATGTGTCATTCTGTCTGGACGCAAAGGAAGCAGGATTTGAAATTTGGTGTGATCCTCGTATCAGAGTTGGTCACGAAAAAACAAGAGTCATTTGATTTTATGACAAACAATCACGAAAAATATAACATCTACTGCAATGGTCGTAAAATTTATTGTGATCTTTCGGAAGAAGATTATTTGGATGTGATGATAGATTTGGCACAGGAGTTCTATGAAAAAGGAACTCCTGCACCTCATGAAATACACACTGAAATTGTAAAAGGAGATTGAGTCTTATGGCAGTGAAAGCAAAAGGTGGTTTAAATAAAAATAGTTCTTATATTCCAGGGCCGCCTAAAAAGTCTCGCCAAGGAGATGGTGGAGGTACTAAGTACGCTGCGTCTTCTCGTAATAAAGCACGTAAGAAATATAGGGGTCAAGGAAAAGGATAATGGCATACTTAAACCATAGTCTTCCAGATTGGTCTTGTTACATTCGTAATGAGTTTCTTTTCAATCATCAAAAAGGACATGGTGAAGTAACCAAATGTGATGTACATTCTGTTGCAAGTATCGAAAAAAGAGTGCCTTTGTTTGAGGCGTTTCTTGAAAATGGCGTGAATTGGACCAGAAGGCCACTTCACGCTTTTTGCTGGAAACCTGATGCTCTGATTGAACCACTTGAAGACATTATGTATTGGGACTGTTTTTCACCATATATTGATGTACAAAAAAGATCACGTCTTTCTGGATTACAAGCAGAATTAATTCGCCCAGATGGAAAAAAAGTTCTCGGAACTTATATGTTCACTCTCGATTGGTCTTGGGAGAATAAAGGAATACCAGACTTAAACTTTTCTGAGACACCAGAGCACAAATGCGCTCATTTATTCAAGGTTGAGACTGGAAATTATTATGCATATCCAAACAATCGTATTATTTGGTATGACAATGCTTGGACATTTAACAGAATTGATAAAAATCCAGGATATGAAATTGATATGACAATATATTCTGTAGAAAACAAAAGAAAATTGGAGACTTCTGATCATTACATATATGAAATTACTGATCTAAAATAGAAATAAATAAATTTTTTGCACGATACTGAATTGAAACAGTTCTCAATGGGAAATCATCTTCTTTTAGAGGTGTATGATGTTAATTATTCACTAATCAATGATAGCAATGCTCTTCAAAATGTCATGATTAGTGGTATAAATCGTGCAAAAATGACGATTTTGAATGTTTTTTCTCATTGTTTTGTTCCTCAGGGTTGTACAATCGTCATTGCACTTGCAGAAAGTCATGTTTCTTGTCATACATGGCCTGAAAATAGATGTCTTGCAATTGATGTTTATACATGTGGTGATGGAAATCCTCGTCTAATTGCTCTTGAACTCTTAAAATACCTAAATTCTGACAATTATAACATCAGAGAACTAAATCGTTAAATAAAAATAAGGAGATAGCAACCTCCTTTATAAAAGTTCTGTTTTATTCATTAAAACAGGAGCTAAAATGTCAAATTTACCAGTTGATAGAGACGAAAATTACATGTATCAGATGTGGGGAACCACATCATTAACAACTGATTATGGTAGTTTAAACAAAAAACCAAAGGTAATTCAAGAAATTATGCACGATGATGTTCCAAAAAACAAACATTATCTAAAAGAGCAGTCAGAAATGCACAAAAAAATTCGCAATTCAAATGATTATGATGATTGGGATTATGGAACAGAACCTAATTATGGAATTTCTTGGGAATAACCATAAATAATTGAAGAAAAAAATTAATATTCAATGGCAACCAATTCAATTACAAGGATATCCAGAGAATTTAAAGATATTAGTTTATCATTTGAACCACATCCTGTAACCAAAGATTTGCCTATTTTAAAAAATGAAAGAGCGATTATTCGTTCAGTACGTAATATTGTAGAGACTATACCAACTGAAAGATTTTTTAATCCCGATTTTGGATCTGAAGCAAGGTCTAGTCTCTTTGAAAATATTGATTATGCAGTATTAGCAATTATTGAAGAACAGATTAAAACATCTATTTTAGAGTATGAACCAAGAGTTGAAAATGTTCAAATATTGATTGAAGATAATTTTGATGATAATTCATTAGAAATAACTGTTATTTTTAATATCATAGGTCAACAAGTACCAATTCAAGAATTTACGTTTATTTTAGAGGCAACGAGATAAAATGCCTTTTACGCAATTTACAAATCTAGATTTCGATCAGATAAAGACTTCTATAAAAGATTATCTTAGAGCAAATTCAAATTTTACCGATTTTGATTTTGAAGGATCTAATTTTTCAGTATTAATAGATACTCTAGCCTATAATACCTATATTAGTGCCTTTAATTCTAATTTACTTGCAAATGAAGTATTTTTAGATTCTGCGACTCTAAGAGAAAACGTAGTATCTCTTGCAAGAAATATTGGATATGTACCAAGATCAAGAAAATGTTCTAAAGCGGTTGTTTCATTTAATGTTGAAACCACTTCAAATACTCCCACTATAACCTTACAACCAGAATTAGTTTGTGTTGGTAGTGTAGATGATTCTTCTTATGTATTTTCAATAACTGAACCAATTACGGCAAAAGTAAAAAATAATGTAGCATCATTTTCGAATATAGAGATAAATCAAGGTAGATATTTAAGAACCACTTTTGATGTAGATGCATCTCTTGATCAAAGATTTATACTCCCAAATTCTTTTGTAGATAGTAGTACAATTAAAGTTCACGTCAAAGGTTCAAGTGATGTTGGAATTGGTAAAAATTATTCTCTTGTAGATAATATTATAACAATTGATGAAGAATCTGAAATATTTTTAATTCAAGAAGTAAAAGATGAAAAATATGAATTATTATTTGGTGACGGAAGATTTGGTAAAAAATTAGAAAATGGTTCTGTAATTACTGTAGACTACATCGTAACAGACGGCAAAGATGGTAATGGTGCATCAGAATTTTCATTTGCTGGGTTACTCTTTGATTCTAATGATAATTTACTAGTACCTTCTAATACTATAACAGTTACAACTAACCAGTCTTCGAAAAATGGATCAAATATAGAAACAGTTGATTCTATTAAATATTTTGCTCCAAGACTGTACTCATCTCAATATAGAGCTGTTACAGCATCAGATTATGAATCTATTATAAAAACTTTAATTTATCCAAATTCGGAAGTAGTAACAGTTGTTGGAGGTGAAGAATTGGATCCACCAGAGTATGGATCTATAACAATATCAGTAAAACCAAAAAATGGATTATATCTTTCACAATTTGATAAAAATCAAATTATATCAAAGTTAAAAAATTATACAATCGCAGGAATAAATCAAAAGATAGTTGATATTAAAGTTTTGTATATTGAATTGGATTCCTCAATTTATTATAATCCTAATAGATCTTCTGGAGTGGAGTTATTAAAAACAAAAGTAAATAATTCACTCTTAACATATTCAGATTCTTTAGATTTAAATAAATTTGGTGGAAGATTTAAATATAGTAAATTATTGAATATCATTGATAATTCTGATGTAGCAATTACTTCAAACATAACCAAAGTTATTATTAGAAGAAATTTGAATGCATTATTAAATGAATTTGCAGAATATGAATTGTGTTATGGAAATAAATTTCATGTGAGAAAAGAAGGAGGTAATATAAAATCAACGGGATTTAAAATTTCTACAGATAGTGAGTATCTTTATTTGACAGATATTCCAGACGAGGATCTAAAAATGGGTACTCTTAGTGGAATAAAGTTATCTTTCTCTTCCTTAGTTTCTCCAGAAGTTGTTGTTAAATCTGCAGGAAGAGTTGATTATGAAACTGGAGAAATTAGACTTAACAATATAAAAATTACAGAAACTCAATTACCAAATAGTGTAATAGAGATTCAGGCATATCCGGAATCAAATGATGTTATTGCTCTTAAGGATCTTTATCTTTCTTTAGACATTTCAAAAAGTAAAATAAATATGATTAGAGATGTAATCTCTTCTGGTGAAAGTTCATCTGGAATACTATTTTCCAATGATTACTATGCTTCAAGTTACTCAAATGGTACATTAATAAGGGAATTATGATACAGACAGGGTTTGAAAATAAGATAAAAATTCAAGAACTTGTTCAAAATCAAGTTCCAGAATTCATATTGGACGAAAATCCAAAATTTGTTGAATTTTTAAAACAGTATTATATTTCTCAAGAATATCAAAGTTCTTCTGTAAACATTTTAGATAACATAGACGAGTATCTAAAACTAGATAATTTAACGCCAGATATAATTGATGGAAAAACGATATTATCGGAAAATATAACTTCAAATAGTACAACTATAAAAGTTGAAAGTACTAAAGGATTTCCAAATTCTTATGGATTAATTGAAATTGGTGACGAAATTATTACATATAAAGAAAAAACTTCAAATTCTTTTATTGATTGTATTCGTGGATTTAGTGGGATTAAACAATATGCCCAAGAATTAATTTTCGATTCTTCTTTGGCATCCTCCCATTTAACAGGATCATCTGTAAAAAATTTAAGTGTATTATTCTTACAAGAATTTTATAGTAAGATTAAGTATACTTTATTGCCGGAATTATCAAAAATAAGTTTAGATGCAGATTTAAATGTAAATAATTTTCTCAAAAATAGTAAGTCATTATATCAAACAAAAGGAACTAAAGAATCTTTTAGAATACTATTTAATGCTTTATATGGAATAAAACCAAGTATTATTGATCTTGAAACTTTTTTAATTAAACCATCTGATGGAGAACATATTAGAAGAAAAGAATTATTACTTGAAAATTTGTCAGTAGACAAAGATCCTTCTCTTTTACTTGGAAATCAAATTTATAAATCAAATGATCCTTTAACTTTTGGTTCCATTTCAGATATAGAAATATTCACAAGAAATAATAAAATATACTATAAATTTTTAATATTCATTGGATATGATGAAAGTAATAGTGAAAGTTCTGGGGAATTTATTCCAACTTCCTCTAGCAAAATAGTTCATTCTATATTATCTTCAGACAATGCAAATACTATCACTTTAGATTCTACTATTAATTTTCCAAAATCTGGAAGTGTTTACTATAATAATAATGAAATTTTTTACACAGAAAAAAGCGTAAATCAATTATTTGGATGTTATACAGAAAATAAAACTTATATAGATCTCGATATACCAAAAAAATCTATTATAGTTTCCAATGACACATATTATGGTTATCAAGGTGGAATTCAAACTGAAGATAATAAACTTATTTTCCGTTTAATTAACGTAATATCTGGAGTATCACTACAAACTGATCAAAAAAATAATTATCCATTTGATGAAGGTGAGAGTATATATGTAAAAAATCTAGGAACTTTTATTGAAAATCCACAAAATAACAAATCTAATAAAGAAATTTTATCAAATAGTTTAATTTATAACACTAGTTGTAGATATAAATTGTATCAATTTGATAGAAATTCAAATACAGCTACAACTTTGAGTAAAATAGAACCATCATCATTAAAAGTGGGTGACTATGTAGAATTTTTAGAAAGAACAACAACTGGTGTAGTATCTGATATCAAAGTAGAGTCCTTAAGTAATGTAAGAATAGAATCTATTGATGTTAATATTGGAAGAATACAATTTAATAAGAATTTATTAGATTTGAATTCTTTGAAGCAGTATGATATTAGAAGAAAAATTGTGTTTGCTTCTAGTTCATTAATACCATTAAAATATAAAGACATTACTTCTGATGTAACAAATTTATACAGTGAAGATGATGATAATCTTTATGTAGCATCCAATTCACTACCATCTTATGAAATAGATGCTAATATATTTGAATATTTTCCAAAGTTTTTGGTAGATTTTAATGGTATAGAAAAAAAATATTCTAGTTTAGAATTTGACACTGAATTATCTATTATAACTGGTGATAGAGTTTATTATAACTATGAAAACAATCCAATAGAGGGACTAGAAAAAGGATACTATTACGTTAAAGTCTCTAGTGATTACAAAAAAATCAAGTTATATATTTCAAAATCATCTATAGATTTAGATAAATTTGTATATATTGGGTCACAGTCTTATACTTCAATAGTTCAAAGTGAGCACAGTTTTACTTTGATTTCTCAACAAGTAGATGATAAAAAAATCTATCCTCAAAAGATTTTTAAAAAATTTGAATTAAATAAGAATCAACAAAAAGAGATTGGAACAGATATTGGAACAGAGACAATTGGAATACTTGCAAATGGTGTAGAAATTCTTAGTTATAAATCAAAGGATAAAATTTATTATGGACCATTAGAGTCTGTTCAAATTATAAATTCTGGTGAAAATTATGATGTAATTAATCCACCAAGGTTTGTATTTTCTTCTGGATCTGCAAAAATTCAACCTGTACTTGAAGGATCTATTCAAGAAATTTTAATCGATCCTCAAGAATTTGATATTAAAAAACCAATTAATATTGTTGTAACTGGTGGTAATGGCAAAAATCTTGTCACAGAACCTGTAATTAGAAAAAGATCCAGAGAAGTATTTTTTGATGCAAGAATACTAGAAGAAGGTGGTGGATTAAGTATTGATTCTGAAACTGTAACATTTTTAACAGATCATAACTTTACTGATGGACAAAAAGTTATTTACGATATTAATAATATTAATAATGAAAAAATAGGAATAGGACCTTATCAAGGAAGTAATTTAAGTACAGGAAATCTTTTAGGAAATAATACTCCGTTTTATGTGAAAGTAATTAACAGTAAAACTGTTAGACTTTATCCGACTCTTTCAGATTTTAGATCAGGTATAAACACAGTAGGATTTACAACTATTGGAAATTTTGGTATTCATAAATTCAAAACTGAACCAAAAACAGTATTAGATTCTGTTAAAGTGTTAAATGGTGGGGAAGGATTTACTAATAGAAAATTAATAGTAAAACAATCTGGTATATCAACTTACTCTAACACTATTTCTTTTCCAAATCATGGATTTTCTACTGGTGAAGTAGTAACTTATGAATATGAAACATCTCCAATAACAGGACTCTCAACTTCCGTACAATATCAAGTATTGAGAGTAAATAATGATTCTTTTAGACTGTGTAATATTGGTGTTGGTGGAACAAATAACACAAATTATTTAAGAAAGAAATATGAAAAATTAAAGAGTACTGGTAGTGGATACCAATACTTTAGTTATCCAAAAATAACGGCAGCAGTAAAGTACTTGCAAGATGGGCAAGAACTAAAAGAAATAACAGCAACTCCCATCGTAAGAGGTAAAATAAGTGATATCTATCTATATGAAAAAGGTTCAAATTATGGGTCAACTACGGTAAATTTAGAGTCTAAACCAGATATAAAAATTTTAGATGGGCAAAATGGTGAGGTAACACCTGTTATATCTGGGGGCAAAATTACCAGTGTTATTATTTCTTACGCTGGTGTTAACTACAATTCTGTACCAGAATTAAAAATTGACACTAAATCTGGTGTTGGAGCAAGATTGAGATGTGAAATAAAAAATGGTAAGATATCAAAGGTTATTATTTTATCTTCAGGATATAATTATAAATCAGAAGATACTTTTATAAGAGTAGTTAATACAGGAAAAAATGTCACTCTTAATCCAAAAATTAGAAGTTTAACTTTAAATAATTCATATAAGTATGGTAGTCAAAAATCAAATTATAGAGATCCATCTTCAGATTTATTATATAAAACAAAACAAAACAATTTACAATATACTGTAATTGGTTATTTTGATAAATTGAAAACTATTTTTGGTGAAGATTCTGCAAAACATTCTAAAATTATAGGATGGTCTTATGATGGAAATCCAATTTATGGTCCTTATGGTTATTCAGATCCAACAAATTCTTCCTCTCCAGTAAAATTATTAACTTCTGGATATTCATCAACAAATGTAGAAAATAGACCGAGCACTAATTTATTCCCTCTCGGATATTTTATAGATGATTACATTTATTCGAATAATGGAGATCTAGATCAATATAATGGAAGATTTTGTAAAACTCCTGATTTTCCTGATGGTGTTTATGCTTACTTTGCAACTTCTATACTCAATTCCAATACTAATTACATTGGTGTATTTCCATATTTTATTGGATTGAAATATAGATCTAGTGTTATTAGTGAAAATATATCACAACAATTTAATCAAAATTATAACTTTAGAAATTCCAAATTACTTAGAAATACCTTACCTTATAAATCCTCAGACTTATATGCAAATTATGAATTTTTTGACCAATCTTTGCAACAAATTTGTGAAGTTGATTCAAAATTAACTGGAAATATAGATTCTATTAAAATTGTAAATAAAGGAGAAAAATACAAAGTAGGTGATTTATTATATTTTGAGGGGCAGGACAATAGTGAAAATGGATACGGATTAAGTGCTTATGTTAGTGAAATCGAAGGAAAAAAAATAGAATCTATACAATCTAAGGTTAAGATCTTTGAAAATGCTAAATTTTACAGTAATGGCAATGATCAATTTTATGTCAAATATTTACCGAATTTTGATATTCCAAATAATGCTAAAATTAAAATAAGTGGTTTATCCACCGAATATTCATCTATTAATAAGACTCATAATATAATATTTGAGAATTTTACTACTACACTAACTCAAAATAATCAATATACGAATGTTGGAGTAGTTACTGATATTATAGTAAGAAGTATACCATCAAGAGTATCAATAGGAAGTTCTATAAAAATTATTGGACAGTCTTATAATGTTTATTATACTGTTTTAAATTGTTTTAATGATTTAAATACATTAAGAGTTAAAAATACTTCTGCTGGACTTAGTACACAAGGATCTTTAGTTACATTTTTATCAGATGTTATAATTGGACAAGAATCAATTTCAAAATTAACTGAACCCGAAAATTATCCAAGATATTTTAATCCTAGAATTTCTTTAGGAATTGGAACTTATTCTGGTGTGATCACTAGTAAGTCTTTTTATATTGGTACAATACCACAAAATATTTCAATACCTACTCAATCAATTTATATACCTAATCATGGGTTTAAAACAAATCAAAAAGTTATATTGAAAAGACCTGTTACTGGTGCAGCTGCAATACAAGTACAATTAAATCCTGATAGTTCACCATTTAACTTACTTGGTGCTGGACAATCAGAGGAAACAGTATATATTATTTCAAAAAGTAAAGATTTGATAGGTATTGTAACAAATCCAGCAAGAATATCTGATACAAATGGATTATATTTTCCAAGTGACACTGGTACAAATGCAGGTTCTGATATTTACACATATTCATTAGAATCAACTTTTAATGAAGTATTATGTAATGTTGAAAATTTAGTATCTACTGTTTCAATATCAACTATACATAATTTAAAAAATGATGATTTAATAGAAATTAATATAATATCAAATAAAACTGTTGGAATAGGAACTAATCCTGTTAAATTAAAATATATCGATTCAATAAAATCACTAATAGCAAAATCTTTGTATTTTAGTTCAAGTGATGTTAATGTATCACAAGATACATTAAATATTATTAATCATGGATTTAATGAGGGTGATGCAGTCTATTATATCTCAACTTCGATAATAAGTGGATTATCTACAGATTTATACTATGTTAATAAAATTGATTCTAATAATATCAGACTTTCGGAAACTTATACAGATTCTGTCTCACAACCACCAGTTTTTGTAAATTTTGGGTCTAGTGGAATTGGCACACAAGAGTTGCATTTAGTATATCCTGAAATAAAAGTTACTAAAAATGATAACTTAATATTTGATTTAACAGATTCTTCATTGGAAGGATATAATTTAAAATTATATTATGACAAAGATTTTAAAAATGAATTCTCTTTTATTAAAAAGAATGATAATTCTTACATTTTAAGTGGTTTAGGTACTGTAGGAATTTCAACGACTGCATTTTATACTTTAAAATATGATGACAATTTACCGAATGAACTATATTATACCTTAGAGAAACAAGGTGCGAATATTAATCCAATAGATACTATACCAAATTCATCAAAAATATCTTTTATTAACAGTTCTTATTCAAAAAAATATAATATTTTTAATGTTACTAACACAACGTTTGATATTAATTTAGATAAAACTCCAGAAAAGGATTTATACCTATTTGAAGATTGCACTGATATATCATACACTACGACATCATCTACAACAGATGGTCCAGTAAGTAAAGTAATAATAACTGACAAAGGAAATAATTATTCTGATATACCATATTATAAAAATTCTTCATCAAAATTTGGGTATGGATTATATGTAATTCCCGAGTCCAATACTATTGGTGCTCTTAATAGTATAAAATTAAAAAATAATTTATTTGAATATTCTTCTGATAGTACTTTATTGCCAGCAGTTTATACTCCATTTAGATCCGATATAGAAAATTCAAATGTTTTAACTAAAGTGAATGTAATTTATGGAGGAAAAAATTATCCTTCTCCTCCAGAATTAGTTGTAATTGATAGTGATTCAAAGAAAGAAATTTTTGGTGGGTTATTAGTTGCTCAAATGAGTGGCAAGACAGGGACTTCTAATGTAAATAGTGTTTTAATTAGTATTCCATTTAATGGTTTACCATCTAATCCAGTTGAAATAAAAGCTGTAAATAATTCTAATGGAATTATAATTGACAGAATAACTTCATCTTCTGGAGGAATAATGACATGTTTAATAAAAACTCCAATTTTAGGATTTATTCAAAATCCTTTCCAAATTAATGAAGATGTTTTTGTTGATAATATTGAAAATGTTCCCGGAACAGGAATAGGGTTTAATTCAAGAAATCATGGATATCAATTTTTTAAAGTTATTGATTATGAGCAAGGATCAAATCCTGGCAAATTAGTCCTAAAAATACCAGAATTATATGGAAATCCAGGTGTTGCAGTTACCTTCCAAAATGATACTTTCCCATCGATAGTAAAAAAATCAAATTATCCAATATTTTCTTCCGAACAAGAATATGCAATTTTTTCTATTGGAGAAAATCTTTCAGTAGTAAATGACGATGGTAGTATTGTAAAAACAGATTTAATAATAACTAAATCTAAAAAGAATCATATAAAGTATATTGGAAAATATAAATTATCTGTAGGAGATGTTATTTTAGGATCTTCAAAAGGTTATAAAGCAACAATTCAAAGTTTAAATTATTTAAATTCTTCTTTTGTTACTAGTGGAATAAATGAAAAATCTTTTGGATGGGAAAAGGAAACTGGACAAACTAGTAATGATCTTCAACTTATTCCAGATAATGACTATTACCAAAATTTATCATACACCATAAAAAGTGTAAAAACTTGGAACGAAATATCTCCAGTTGTAAATTCTACAGTACATGCAATAGGTACAAAAAATTTCGCAGATACTCAAATATCTTCTATTGGAATAGTTACTGCGGGAATAAGCACGGAATCTTATGTTGATATAATTACAAGTTATATTTCACAATCTAGAGTTGATGTTATTAAAAATTTTGATCTAACAAAAGACTTTAATATTTTTAATAATAAATCAAATTTAATAAAATTTAAAAATTTAAAATTAATAGATTATTTTGAATCTAATACAAACAGAGTTTTGCAAATTGATGATATTAGTGGCGAATTTTCAAGTTCTGATGATGATCAAAAATCATTAAGAAAAATAATATCAGTGCTTTCTCCAAGGCAACTTTGCACTAAATTTAGAATACAAATAAAATCATCCTCAATTAATGATGTAAATCAATTACAATTTACAGAATTCATTGCAATAAAGAAAAAGGATCAAGTATATTATCTCGAAAAAAATAGTTTGTCGAATAAAGACACTAAATTTGTTGATATAGTTCCATCTATAGATGAATCTAGAAATTATTATATTGAATTTATACCAGAAAATCCTTATGATATAGATTATGAAATTAAGATTTTAAAAAGTGAATTTTCCACATCATTACCTGCAGAATCATCAAAAGTAATAGGTTCTTCTAATATATTAAATAAAGTATTAAACATAACAAAAAATACAACTAGTACAATTCTTTCATTATCATCATCAAATTATAGTGCATTTTATTCAGAAATTCATATTTTTAATCAAAACACATTTGATACTGAATATGTTGAACTATATGCAATAAATGATGTACAAAATGTTTACTATTCTGATTATTATTTTAATTCTCAAGATGCACCCGATAGTTATGGAACAATAGGATCTTTTGGTTTGACGGTTTCTAATGGAACTGTTAGTTTAAATTGTCTTAACAAAATTTTAGACTCTGACATAACTGTTAGTATAAAAACAATTGCATTTAATAATACAAGTAATTCGGAAAAATATAGATTCAAATCTTCCCTTCAGTTAGATGAATCTGAACGTTCTGTAATTTATGATTCTAATACTATTGTAGTTTCTTCAGCATCAACAATTGTAAGTTATGATAGAGATTTATTTTCTACTATTAAATCTATTGTTAATGTTAGTATCGGTAATACATTTTCATTACATCAGTTAGCACTTATTCAAGATTCTCAAAATTGTAATTTTGTAGAATATCCAATGATTTTATCAGACGACAATATTGGTATAGGAACTTTTGGTGCTAAATTAAATTCAGATACAATTGATATCAATTTTTATCCAGAAGCAAGATTTGTTGGATCAAACATTTCAATTAAATATTATAATGAAGTATTTTATACATTTTTAGATGAAATTAATAGTACTTTACCTTTGGACATTAAACCTCTTTATGAAGACCTTGGTGTATCAAAATATATTGGTTTAAATTCCAAATCAATCAATAGACTTAATTTCAAATTATATTATAAAGATGATCCAATTTTTGCAAAAACTTTTAATCCAAATGATTCAAATATTTTAAATTCCCAGACAGGAACTTTTACAATTCCAAATCATTTCTTTAGCACTGGAGAAAAACTATTTTACAAACCAAAATCAACTTACATTGGTGTTGGTCAAAGTTCTATGGGAATAGTTTCATCTGTTGATGAAAATGGAATTTCTACTAATAAACTTCCTTCAACAGTTTATGCTATAAAGATTGATAATGATCATTTTAAAGTAGCTTCTAATAAACAAAATTCTTTATCTGGTATAGGAGTCGTTTTTACAAATTTGGGAGAGGGTAATGCTCACATGTTTGAAATGGAAAAGAAAAATGAAAAAACTATAATTACTCTTAATAATTTAATACAATATCCAATACGTTATTCAAACGTAACTCATTATCTTTCGGGAAATAATGGGCAAATAGGAGTAGCAAATACATTCTTTACTTTAAGTGGAATAAGTTCAGTAAAACCAACTGATTTACTTAAAATTGACAATGAATACATGAAAGTTTTAAATGTTGGTATTGGAACAAGTAATACAGGACCAATATTATTTTATAGTGGAGATAAAAATATTGTTGAAGTTGAGAGGGGATTTGTTGGGTCATCAGCAACAACACATTCAGATGGAACACCCGTTTACCTGTATAGAGGATCATATAATATATCCGAAGATCAAATTTATTTTACACAACCCCCCAGAGGTAACGTTTTTGATTTAGTTACTAATGATGAAAGAAATTTACCTAGAGCAAGGGCAAAATTTACAGGAAGAGTGTTTTTAAGACAAGATTATAGTACTAATCTTATTTTTGATGATGTTTCAGAAGAGTTTACTGGTATTGCCCAAACATTTAGTTTGAAACGTCAAGGTATTTCTACAGTTGGACTTGGTACAACTGCTGGTAATGGATTTGTATTAATTAATGGAATTTATCAAACACCACTTACGGAAAATATTACTAATTATAATTTTAGAATTGTTGAAAATACAACTCTTGGTATCAGTAGCGTAGTTTTTAGTGGAATTAGAGATGAACTGGACAATATCACCATTTCAGAAGCGGATGTCAACAAAAATCAAATTCCAAGAGGTGGAATAATTGTTTCTCTTGGTTCAACTTCTGGTTTAGGATATGCTCCTCTTGTTGGTGCTAATGTAAGAGCGGTTTTAAATAACAACGGTTCGATTTCAGGAATTGTTGGAATTGCAACAACTGGAAGTAAAATAGGATTTACAACTATTTCCTATAATAATATAACAGGAATAATGAATGTATATACTCCATCTACATATCCACTTAGAGGAGTAAATCAAGTAAAACTCGTTGGACTTGGATTTACTTATTCATCTAATCCTGGTATAGTTTCATATTTCCCAAATGACGATTATTCTTTTAATGTTGTTGGTGTTGGAACAACTTCTTTCTCAATTCAAGTAGGAACTAGTACTGTTTCTGGTTATTATGTTGGTTATGGAACAATATATCCATGGTATGAAACATTATCATTTGGTTCTGGATACAGAGGACAAATTAATGTTGAGGTATCAGATGATGCTGCAAATTATGTTCATAAATTTGTAAGTTCTCAACAAGATTCTGTACAAGAATATCCTTCTGGAGATTCTTTTACCCCTTCATATGCAGTTTATAGTCCATCTACAGGCATTTTAACGTTAACAATTAAAGATCATGGTTTAACAACAAGTGATCAAATTACCATTGATACTGAATCTATAGTATTTTCTTGTTCGTCTGATAATTACACTAATCAAATTGCATACCCTAGAGCAACAGATCCTATTGCTGGAATACCTACATCAATTATTTCTTATACCGAAAATACTATTAGTGTTGGTGTTGGATCTATGGTTGGTAGTGGAGCTCAAATAACTGCCACAGTCAACGATGGTGGAATTCTATCGTTTAATATAATTAATGGTGGTACAAATTATGTAGATCCTATAATCAAAATACCAACACCAAATTATGAAAATCTATCAATAAAAGGTGTTTCTAGACTTGGTATTGGTAATACAACTGATACGGGTATTGGTCTATTAATGAATGTTGAAGTAGGACCTAAAGATAATCCAAATAATACATTCTTTAATATAAATTACTCAAAAACTGGAAACATAGGTATAACATCTACAATAATTACCGGAATTAATACCAGTAATCTTGGAATTGGAAATACAATTAAAATTATTCCTAGTGTTATTGGAACTGGCACAAGAATAAAATCAATAGGAATTGGTACTGTATACTTAAACAAATCATCATTGAATTCTGTAGCATTTACAAATATAAATTTTGATTTTGGATATTACTTTGAAGATAATAATAACTTAGTTGGTATTGGTACTACTTTATTCCAAGTCAGATCTTTTAAAATTACTAGACCTGGTTATAATTTTAGAAGAGGAGATGTATTTACTCCCGTTGGATTAGTTACTGCAAAAGGATTTAATAGTCCTATTGAAGAATTTAGATTATTTGTTTTAGAAATATATAATGATTCTTTTGCTTCATGGCAATTTGGTGAGATTAACTTGTTAGATTCTATAAAAAGATTCCAAGATGGAAAGAGGCAAAATTATCCATTATATTATAATGGAGAACTTTTAAGTTTCCAAAAAAATCAAGAAAATCCAGATTCTCTACTTATAGATTTTGATTCTTTACTTGTAATTTTCATAAATGGAATATTACAAGAACCTAAAATTTCATATGAATTCAATGGAGGTTCTGTAGTAAGATTTACATCTCCACCAAAAGAAAATGATTTAGTTGAAATATATTATTATGCTGGAACAAGAAATCAAGATTCTAGAAGAATTGAAGTTAATGAAACAATTAAAATAGGTGATACTGTACAAATTTATAGTAATAATGGCAATTTAAATAACACAGTTACTCAAAATACAAGAACAGTATTTAATTTCCCATCTGCAGATTTAATGGAAACCAACATATATTCAGAGCAAGGCATTGATGATCAAAATTATAAACCTTTATTCTGGATTAAACAAAAAGAAGACTTAAGAATAAATGATATTGTATATTCAAAATCTAGAGATTCAATAGAACCTCAAGTTTATCCAACTTCAAAGATAATTAAAGATTTTACATCAACAGATACTCAATTATTTGTTGATGACATTTCTATTTTTAACTATGAAGAAGAATTTCCAATAGAAAAAGCAGATATTCTCATAGTACCTTCGTATGAATCTATTTTATCTGGTATAGTAACAGCTATAGTATCTTCAGCAGGTACTATACAATCTCTTTCAATAGTAAATCCTGGATTTGGATATACTGAAGCACCAACTATTAAAATTTCAAACCCATATTATGGAATTGGAGTTGGTGTAGGTACAACTGCTGTCTTATCTATAAATGTAAATAATGGTTCATTACAAAATGCATCCGTAGTAAATTCTGGATTTGGTTACACTAATACAAATCCACCTCAGGTATTGGTCAGTAATCCTAAATTTATGACAGAAAAAATAACAGGAGCAAACGTCTTTGAAGGTTTTTCTGGATCTATAATTGGTATTGGAACTACTGCAGGTATTGGAACTTCTTTAGCAATAACTTTTGAAATAAAAACTTCAAACAATCAATATACTGGATTACAAACTGGTTATCCAATTTATGTTTTTGATACTAAAGTTGGTAGTGGTGTTACTTCTATTGATAGTTCAGAAAACATAAAAATAGGTATTTCAACACAATATTTGGATAATATTTACTATGTTCATAGAATACAAAATCTTAACAATGTTTCTAGGGTAATTAGTTGCAATGTATCAAATGAAACAAATATTGTTGGAATTGCAACAACTGGATTGCAAATTGGCAAATTCTCTTGGGGAAAAATTAGTGGATTTAGTAGATCATCAAATCCAGTATCTATAGCAATTAGTTCTTATAATGTTTCTTCTGGTTTATCCACATATCCAACAATTCAAAGAAGAGGATATGGATTAAGAAATACTGGTGCTCTTAAAAAAGATTTAATAACATAATATAAATAGTAAAAAAATCTATCAAAATGGCGGCTTTTGTTACAGATCAATTTAGAATTATAAATACGACAAATTTTGTCAATTCTATAAGTAATGCAGAAGATTATTATTATATTTTTGTTGGACTACCAAATCCCAATACACCGGGATTTGGTAGAGATGTAAATTGGGATGGACCAGATTTAATAAATCCACAAAATGCAGTTTTACCTAATCCAACTGATAATTTTGATTATTTGCCACATTATGGCAATACTATGTTATATGGAAAAAGAGTTGTCTCGGAAAATGTAAGAAGATGTATTAGAAAAATAGAATGGCGTCAAGGTGTAAAATATGACATGTATCGTCATGATTATAGTGTTTCAAATACTACTGGAGTGACAGATAGAAGTAGATTATATGATTCAAACTATTATGTAATGAACAGTGAATACCAAGTTTATATATGTATAAGTAATGGATCGACTGGAATAAATTCTACTGGAAATCAATCTCAAGATCAACCACTATTTACAGATTTAGAACCATCAAAAGCTGGAGTTAGTGGTGATGGTTATGTTTGGAAGTATTTATTTACTGTTCCGCCAGGAGATATAATTAAATTTGATTCTACCGAATTTATTCCTATACCAAATAATTGGTCTACATCTACTCTTCCTCAAATAGTATCAGTAAGAGAAAATGGCGATTCTACTATCAATAATAATCAAATAAAATTTGTTTATATTGATAATCCTGGTTCTGGATATTATACAGGAGAGGTCAATATAGTAGGGGATGGATCTGGTGGAAGAGTATTTATTGAAACCAATGAAGAAGGTGAAATTATAAACACAACTGTAACTGTAGGAGGAAGTGGTTATTCTTATGCAATGGTAGATCTTGGTCCTTTACAGTCATCAGATACTCTTATAAATCCTGCAAAACTAATTCCAATTATACCACCGTCAAAGGGTCATGGATATGATTTGTATTCAGAACTAGGAGCTGATAAAGTTTTATTATATTCCAGATTTGATGATTCTGTAAAAGATTTTCCCACAGATACTAAATTTTGTGAGATAGGAATAATAAAAAATCCTACAGAATATAGTTCGACTGATTTATATACTGATGATAGATTTTCTGCTTTAGGATCTTTAAAAATAATATTAACTAATCAACAGTACCCACAAATTGGAGAAAAAATAGAACAAGTATTGTCAGATGGGTCAAAATCTGTTGCTTATGTTGCATCATTTGATAAAGATACAAATGTTTTAAAATATTTTAGAGATCGTTCTCTTTATTATAATCCCAGTTTATATGATCAGACAGATTATGTTGGAGTTAGTTCAATAGGTAATGCAACTTTACAATTTAGTACCAGTGTGGGATCTGGAAATATTAAGGGGCTCAGTTCTAATTTTATTGCTTCAATAGATTCTTCTTTTACTGGAATAACAACAACATTTCAAAATAAAGTAATATCATTAGATGTTAGTATTGTTGGAGGCATGGCAAATCCTGAAATAAATAAAACATCTGGAGATATTATTTACCTAGACAATAGACCTTTAATACAAAGGAACTCTAGACAAAAAGAAGATATTAAAATTATTCTAGAATTTTAAAAATGGCACAAAAAACTAATCTCAACGTAAATCCATATTTTGATGACTTTGATGCGAACAAAAACTTTTATAAAGTTTTATTCAAACCAGGAAAACCAGTACAAGCTAGAGAATTAAACACTGTTCAGGCTATATTACAAAATCAAATAGAAACTTTTGGAAGTAATTATATTAAAGAAGGATCTCCATTAGTATCAGGAATTTCTTATGATCAAGATTATTGTGCCGTTAAATTAAATCAATTTTCTTTTGGTGTTGATATATCCTTATATATTGAAAAGTATGTAGGGTCAGTTATTAGAGGAGAGGTGTCTGGTGTTAGTGCTGTAGTAAAACAAGTTGTTTTTCCAAATAATGAAGAAGTAGAATATATTACATTATATGTAAAATACTTAGACTCTAATTCTGAATTTGATAGATCTAGTTTTAGTGACGGAGAATCTTTATTATCAACACAACCAATTTCATATGGAATTAATAATGTAGTTATTGCTGATGGTGTAGCATTTGCATCTTTGATTTCAGAAAACGCTACTGCTGTTGGTTCTTCAGCATCTGTAGATAATGGTGCTTATTTTGTTAGAGGATTTTTTGTTAATGTATCAAAACAAACTTTAATTTTAGATTATTATACAAACACTCCATCTTATAGAGTTGGTTTTAGAGTATCTGAATCTGTAGTAACTGCAAAAGAAGACTCTTCGCTTTATGACAACGCTAAAGGATTTACTAATTTTGCAGCCCCTGGAGCAGATAGATTTAGTTTAAAATTAACATTAGTAAAAAAACCATTAACTAATAATGAAAATGATACTGATTTTATAGAATTAATGAGAGTTGAAGATGGTTTTTTGAAAAAATTACAAACTCAAACAGATTATAATAAAATTAAAGACTATATTGCAGAAAGAACTTACGATGAATCTGGCAATTATACTGTTACTCCTTTTAAAGTTTCAGTAAATAATTCTTTAAATAATTTATTAGGAAATAATGGATTATTTTTAAGTAATGAATTTACTAACGAAGGAAATACACCAAATGATGACATAATGTGTATATCCATTGACCCAGGAAAAGCATATGTCAAAGGATATGATATTACAAAAGTAGGAACTACTATATTAGATGTAGACAAACCAAGAGATGTAGAAAAAATTTCCAATGTTGTCGTCCCATTTACAATGGGAAATATTATAAGAGTTAATAATGTCTATGGAGCTCCAATTAATCGTTCTGTAGTATCTTTTTACGATCAAAGAAGAAATAATGATTTATCTACACCACAGGGAATTAAAGTAGGAGAAGCTAGAGTTTATTGTTTTAGATTAACAGATTCTCCATATTCTAGTTCCAGTTCATTGTGGGATTTATATTTTTATGATCCACAATTCTATACAATACTTACATTAAATAATTCTATATCATCATCAGAATTACCAGCATCATCTATAGTAACTGGTAGCAGTAGTGGTGCAATTGGATATGTTGTAAATTCAGGATCAACGGACAAAGATATTAGTGTTAGACAAATATCTGGAAAATTTTTAAAGAATGAATCCTTAATTATAAATGGTGTTACATCAATATCAAGATCAATTGCAAATGTAAAGGAATATAAAGAATCTGATATTAAATCAGTTTATCAAAATGATCCTTCATCTAGCGTAGATTTTATTGCAGATGCAGAACTTTCTTCAGTTGTTCCACCAGGATTTAGTACTTTAGATGAAGTTACTATAAGTTCTTCTGGTTTGGTAACTCCAGTAAATAAACCAGTTAGTGGAATTACTACTGGAGCAATTATAAAATATTCTATATCTGGATTTAGTACGGAAACATATAATGTAGTAACTAGTATATCTCCCAATCAATTATCATTTACAGTTGCTGGTATTACCACAATTCAAGGAGTATGTGATGGTGCGTTGCCAAGCTCTGATGTAAAAGTTAGACTTGTAAGTGGAACATCAAAAATACTCAATCAAAATTCTTCTTATTTGTATTCAGTATTACCAAATACAAATATAGAAAGTGTAGACTTGTCTACATCTCAACTAACTTTTTGTTCACAAGCAATACTTAATACAACAGTAACAAACAATTCACTAAGTTTATCAACTGCTGATTTTACATTACCTCAAAATTATGGTGCAGTAAAATTTGATACCTTTGATGTAGAAAAATATTCAATACATTATAGCGATGGTACAACAGAAAGATTAAGATATGATCAAGTAAGTTTTAATATTGATTATACTACAATTACATTTACTGGTATACAAAATAAAACTCTTGCCTTAGTAAATGGAACTTTTATAAAAACAGGTATTCAAAGTAAAACAAAAATTTATAAAAAAAGCAACATTTTAGAAGTAAATCTTTCAAAGTATCCCCAGTCTGGAATAAATACAAGTTCTTCAATTGGTGATGGATTAACTTATAATCAATATTATGGTCTTAGAGTTCAAGATAATGAAATATGTTTAAGATATCCAGATGTAACTAATGTTTTAGCTGTTTATGAATCATTAGATGAAGGATCTCCATCTTTCGATTCTTTGAATTTTTCTTCATTATATAGTGTTAATGCAAATTCCATAATTGGAGAAAATATAATAGGATCCAATAGTAATGCTATAGGAAGAATTGTTGGAAAATCATCAAACACTGTAGAATTTATATACTTAAACGCAAATAAATTTGAAATTGGAGAAGATGTAACATTTGAATCTTCAAATATATCAGCACCAATAGAATCAATTGCATTTGGTAAATATAAAAATATTACCTATGCATTTAAACTTGATAAAGGACACAGAAATGAGTTTTGCGATTATTCAAGGTTAATAAGAAATAATAATCAACCAGAACCATCAAGAAGATTAAAAGTTGTTTTTGATTATTTTGATGTTCCTTCAACAGATATTGGAGATGTATTCACAATTTTAAGTTATCCTTCTGAATCTTATAATAAAGATATTCCAAAAATTGGATATTTAAATATTAGATCTTCAGATACTTTAGATTTTAGACCAAGAGTTTCATATTTTAGTGGAAATTTATCATCACCCTTTAGTTTTTCTTCTAGAAATTTTGATAATTCTATAAAAGTTATTATTACACCAAATGAAGCATCTTTGATATCATATAACGTATATTTGGGTAGAATTGATAAGATTTGTTTAGACAGTCTTGGTGCATTTACAATTAAAAAAGGTGTTTCATCTTTAAAACCATCAGAACCTTTAGTTTCTGATGAATTATTAGAAATTGCATCAATAAATTTACCTCCATATTTGTACGATCCTAGTGACGCTAAAGTTACTATGGTAGAGAATAAAAGATATACTATGAAGGATATTGGAAAAATTGAAAATAGAGTAGAAAATTTGGAAAGAGTAACTTCTTTATCATTATTAGAATTGCAAACTCAGACATTGCAAATCAAAGATGCTGATGGTATTGATAGATTTAAAACAGGATTTTTTGCAGACTCTTTAAAGGATGATTCATTTATAAATTTATCATTATCTTTGTCGCAAAGAGATGAGGAAAACAATGAGTTAATACCTTTAAAATCTAGAAATACTTTAAAAAATTTGTTAATTCCAACTGATTCAATATCTAACGAATCTTTAGATTTATCAACAGATTTTGTTTTAACTGATGTACGTACTAAAAAAAGAGGTAGAATAGTCACTTTAGATTATGATGAAATTCCTTGGATAGAGCAATCATTGGCAACTAGAGTCAATAACGTAAATCCATTCCATGTTATACAATATGTTGGAGATATTAAGTTAAATCCAACTAGAGATACCTGGATTAGAACTGTTGAACTTCCTGATAGAGTTATTGTTCAAAATAATTCTTTAAATTTGCAAAGTCAAGTTACAACTGAAAGATTAACGTTAAATCGTGTTGATAATACTTCTGGAGCAAGAACTAGTGGCGGTGGTAATACTGGGTCTCTCACCTCTGTTGATACATTTACAAGTCTCAGTTTAAGTGATGCTCGTCCTGCAAGATCTGAATCTTTCACATCTTCAGATTCTTCAGAGTCAAGTAGTACAGAGAGAGCATTTGTTGAAAGTAATTTAGAAGAATATATTAGATCTAGAAATGTTGAGTTTTCAGTTTCTAACTTAAAATCATTTACAAGATATTATCCATTTTTTGATGGTTTAAGTACAATTGATATTGTACCAAAATTAATAGAAGTTACTAGTGATAGAAATCTATTAAATCCAGGTACAGACGGTTCTTTTAGAGTTGGAGAAGTTGTTTATGTTTTTGCTAGAGATATTAATATTTCTGATCCTATTTTAACATTTAGACTTGCTGCACCAAATCATAAGTTTGGTCCTCACAACAATCCTACACAGACATTTCAAGTAAACCCATATCAAAGAGATACATCTTTACCCTCTCAATACAGTTCTTCAACTCCAATATTAAATGTAGATACTTTTGCTCTTTCGGAAGAAGCATCAGGAGATTATTCTGGGTTTATAAAGGCAGGTTCAATCATAATTGGAGCAACAAGTAACGCTATTGCTTTTGTAAAAGACATTAGACTAGTAACTGACAATTATGGAGATTTGATTGGATCATTTTTCATACAAAATCCAAATAATATTCCAGCACCAATATCTAGATTTAAAACTGGTACTAAAAGTTTTAGATTATCTTCTAGTCCTACCAATCAAAATGGACTATTAAATAACTCTGATGTCTCTTCAGCAGAAACTACATATACTGCAGAGGGTTCGGTACAAAGTTATCAAAATATTGTTAGAATATCTAGAGTTAATGTTAGTCTAACAACTAGTAATAATATTATGTCAAGAACTTTGACTGAAACAAGAAGTGAATCTATTACTAGTATAAATTTACCTCCCCCAGTCGTAAATAATATTACAAATACCACGAACAATATAACAAATAATAATATAACAAATACTACTAATGTTACTAATGTTACTAATGTTACTAGAAATGTAAGGAATATTACACGAAACTTTATAACTTATGAAATTAGAACAGACCCTTTAGCTCAAAGTTTCTTAGTTGGAAATGGTCGAGGATTAAATTCATTCTTTGATGATGCTAATGGTGTGTTTTTAACTTCTATAGATCTTTTCTTTGCAAAAAAAGATTCTAATAATGCTCCAGTAACTGTTCAAATAAGACCTGTAGATGATACTCCCAGTTTAGTTGTAATAGGAGACTCAGTTACTTTAAGACCAGATCAAATTAATGTATCTAGTGATGCATCCATTGCAACAAAGGTAACATTTCCATATCCAATATTTTTAGCCCCAAATCAAGAATATTCTATTGTATTGTTAGCACCTCAAAGTGATCAATATGAGGTATGGTGTGCTCGTATGGGAGAAAAGACAGTTAATACTGCAAATCTCCCCGACTCAGAAAGTGTTAGATACACTCGCCAATTTGCTATAGGTAGTTTATTTAAATCACAAAATGGTTCTATTTGGAGTGCAGATCAATATGAAGATATGAAATTTAAATTATACAAGGCAAAATTCAATACTTCAGAAGGAATAGCTTATTTCCAAAATCCAACTTTAAATAAAAATAATACTTATATTAGAAAATTAGTATCAAATCCAATAAGAACATTACCCAGAAAATTAAGAGTTGGCATACATACAATTCATGATAGTGGAACAATTACTGGTATTTTAACAGCAGGAAGAAAAGTATCTGAAAATATTGATACTTATCGATATGCATATATTGTGGGTACTGGAAGCTCTGTTGTAAATGTTGCAATTACTACAGGTGGAAATAATTATCCTTCTGGAATTTCTACTGTACAAACATTTAATATTAATGGAAATGGAACTGGACTTCAATTACAAGTAACTGCAGGATCAAGTGGATCAGTATCTTCAGTATCCATCCTCAATCCAGGATCTGGATATTCTGTGGGTGATGTTGTTGGAATTGTTACATCTACAGTAACAGGAACAAGCAATTCCGCCAAAGGTACAGACGCACAAATTACAATATCATCTGCAAATGAATATAGTGTTGATACTTTATACTTAACAAATGCTCAGGCCAATGGATTTACTATTGGTTCTGGTTCTAAAATAGAATACTTTAATAATTTGGGATCAAGAACTCCGATTGCAATAGCAACAATCACATCTTCTTCTCAATATGGTGGAGAATTTTATAATGGATCATATTTTAAAGTTGATCATTTTACTCATGGCATGTATGCTGCAAATAATGTTGTTCAGATCACAGGTGTTTTTCCAAATACTGCAGGTGCTAGATTAACTTCTACAATGTCAATAACAGATTCATCTTTAAATATTCCTTCTGGAGATGTATCCAAATTCAAGACATTTGAAGGTGCAAATGTTAGCCCAACATACCCTGGATATATTTTAATTAATAATGAGATTTTAGAATACACTGCAATAACTGAATCAGGTACAATTACAGTATCAGAAAGATCAATAGATAATACAATATCTTTAGAACATCAGTCAGGATCATTAGTCTACAAATATGAATTGAGTGGAGTTTCATTAAGAAGAATTAATAACATTAAACACAATATAGTAGACAATTCAATAGATCTTGATTCATATTATATACAAATAGATCGTGGTGGCCTTATTGATGATCAAAATATTGGAGAGTCTAGAACTTCGGATAATGGAACTTATCCATTACTAAGTTTTAATGAGGAAACAAGTGTTGGATCTAATTCAGTTTATGCATCAGAAAATATAGTTTATGATACTATTATTCCCCATTATGACATAGGACTTCCAGGAGAATCTACTAAAGTAAGAGGATTAATAAGAACGATAAGTGGAACAAGTGCTAGTGGAAATGAGGAATCATTTGTTGATCTGGGATATGAACCAATAGAATTAAATGTTCCAAATAAACTAAACTCTTTACGTTTGATTGCATCTAAAGTAAATTCCGACACATATCTAGGAAATATGCCAAGGAATAAATCTATGACGACTGCAATAGTTATGTCCACTACAAATTATAATTTATCTCCAATAATTTTCTTAGATACTACTTTTACTGAATATGATAGTTGCAGATTAAATAGACCTATATCAGATTTTGCATCTGATGGAAGAGTTAATGGAATAATAGAAGATCCTCATGCAGCAACATATATTTCTAAAGTGATTAGATTGACACAACCATCAAATACTCTTAAAATATTTTTATCAGCGTATCGTCATTCTTCAGCAGATATTAGAGTCTTATATTCATTGATAAGACCTAGTTCAGAACAATCCAATTCTTCATTTAATTTATTCCCAGGATATAATAATTTAACCTCTGATAATAATTTGGACGGATATTTGGATGTAATTGATGAATCTAAGAATGATGGTTTACCTGATATATTTGTTCCAGATAGTTTGGATAATCAATTTTTAGAATATCAATATACTGCAGCAAATGTTGGTCCTTTCATTGGATTTACTATTAAAATAATTATGTCAGGTACAAGACAAGATAAATATCCAAGACTAAAAGATATTAGAGCGATTGCTTTAGGATAATATGAAAGATTTAATATCTGTACAAGGACATTCAAATTTATACCGCGATGAAAAAACTGGAGCAATAGTAAATTGCAATAATTTAGAATATGAACAATATTTAAGCGCAGTTTCAAATAGAATGAATACTAAAAAAGAAATTGAAAATTTAAAAAATGATGTTAGTGAAATTAAATGTTTATTAAAGGAATTATTAAATGAAACCAGAAGACATTAGTTTAAATGACATAAACAAATTATTTGAATATGAAAAACATTGTAGAGTTATAGATGAATTATCCGAAGATGAATTGAAAATTTTTTCAAAATTATATCTTAAATTATACTTGAAGCAACAAGAAGTTGTATCACTATTCGAATAACATAAATAACTTATAGCAACTTCTTTAGTAGTAAATGAAACCCCCATATGTAGTTAATTTATCAATAAATACTGGCACATCATTTACTAAAACTTTTTCTATTGTTAATGATAATGGGACTAACTTAAATCTTACAAATTATACTATTAATTCTCAATTGAGAAAAAGCTCACAGAGCAGTTCTTATGTAAATTTTATTTCTACTGCAATTTCTCCATTGTCCTCTGGAGTTATAAAAATTGAATTAAGTCCAAATTCAACCAATAACTTAAAGTCTGGAAGATATTTGTATGATATTATTATCACTAACAATAGCACTGGAGAAAAAACTAGAGTGGCAGAAGGATTTGCAATAGTTTCTAGAAGTATAACGAGAGACAGTTAGTATTATGGCAAAACCATCAACAAGACAAGAATTAATTGATTATTGTTTAAGAAGACTTGGTGCTCCAGTTTTAGAAATTAATGTAGATGATGATCAAATAGATGATTTAGTAGATGATGCTTTACAATATTTTCATGAGCGCCATTTTGATGGTGTTGAAAGAATGTATCTTAAATATCAAATAACTCAAAGTGATATTGATAGAGGTAAAGCAAAAGGATCAAGTGGTTCTGGAATAGTTACTAGTACTGCAACTTCTAGTGTTGGATCTTTTAATTTTTACGAAACTTCCAATTATATACAAATTCCCGATTCAGTAATTGGAATAGAAAAAGTATTTAAATTTGATACCAGTTCAATATCAGGTGGAATGTTTAGTATAAAATATCAACTATTTCTAAATGATTTGTATTATTTTAACTCAGTTGAGTTACTACAATATGCTATGGTTAAATCATACTTAGAAGATATTGATTTTTTACTCACTACAGATAAGCAAATAAGATTTAATAAAAGACAAAATAGAATGTATCTTGATATTGAATGGGGAGCACAATCTGCTGGAAATTTTTTAGTTATAGATTGTTATAGAATTTTAGACCCAAATGATTTCACAAAAGTTTATAATGATAGTTTTTTAAAGCAATACTTAACATCTTTAATTAAAAGACAGTGGGGACAAAACTTGATTAAATTTAGAGGTGTTAAATTACCTGGTGGAGTTGAATTAAATGGTAGAGAACTTTATGATGATGCTCAAAGGGAACTTGATAATTTAAAACAAAAAATGGCATCTGAATATGAGTTACCTCCTTATGATTTTATAGGATAATTATGGCACTAAATCCATTTTTTTTACAAGGTTCTGATTCTGAACAAAACTTGATACAACAACTAATTAATGAGCAATTAAAAATTTATGGTGTGGAAGTTTCATACATACCTCAAAAATTTGTTAAAAAAGAAACAATTCTTAGGGAAGTTACCGCTTCAAAGTTTAATCAGAATTTTTCTATAGAAGCTTATGTAAGTAACTTTGATGGTTATACTGGGTCTGGAGATATATTATCAAAATTTGGAATGAATTTAAAGGATGAATTAACATTAATTATATCAAAAGAGAGATTTGATGATTTTATCGTTCCATTTTTATCAGATATGGATTCTGATGAAATAATAGTATCAAGTCGTCCAAGAGAAGGTGATTTAATATATTTTCCTTTAGGTAAAAGATTATTTGAAATAAAATTTGTAGAGCATGAAAAACCATTTTATCAATTGGGAAAAAATTATGTTTATGAGTTGAATTGTGAGTTGTTTGAATATTCCGATAATGTTGGTGGATGGGATAATTTAAATACAACAGTTGAAGAAATTGATAAGACATTAGAAAATCAAGGATATATCACAACACTTAAACTATTTCCTGTAGGGACTGTATCTATTGTAGGAACTTCAACAGTTTCTGGATATGTTAGAAAAATAGATATTATTAATGATGGATATAATTATAAAACCACACCAACAGTAGCAATATCTTCTGCTCCCGTTGGAGGAGTAAATGCAGAAGCTGTAGCTATTACTTCATGTATAGGAAATTTTTGTTCCGTTAAAGAAATTTTATTAATAAATCCTGGAGCAGGATATACAGTTGCTCCAACTGTTACTATAATAAGTTCTACAGGAATAGGAGCAACAGCAAAAGCTATAATTGAAAAAACATATTCAGGTATTGGTAGTATTATTATTTCAAATCCTGGAGATGGATATGTTAACCCACCTTTAGTAAGTTTTTCTGCTCCAATTCCTGGAATTGGAGTTACTGCTAAAGCTAAAGCATTTGTAAATACCAATGGAATTATTAGTAGGGTATTAATTTCTGATGCTGGAATTGGATACACTTCTAGTCCCAGTATAACAATGCAAAATCCACCATTACTTGTAGGAATCAATACTTATATTTTCAATGAAGTTGTTACTGGAGAGCAATCTGGAGCAAAGAGTAGGGTAAAGTCTTGGGATTCACTTACTAACACATTAAAAGTTGGAGTAACAAGTAAAGACTTTATTCCTGGGGAAATAATAGTTGGTTCGATATCATCTGCCAGATATCCTTTGCATAAGTATGAAATTCCAGATTTATATGATAAATATGAACAAAATGACGAAATACAAGAAGAGTCAGATTCTATCGTCGATTTTTCAGAGTCTAATTTATTCGGTAACTACTAATGTTAGGAAATTATTTTTATCACCAAAATATAAGAAAGACAATTATTTCTTTTGGAAATTTATTTAATAATATAACTATAAAACATAAAGATGGTGATGGAAATGATTATAGTGATTTAAGAGTGCCATTAGCTTATGGACCTACCCAAAAATTTCTTGCCAGATTAGAGCAACAAGCAAATTTAAACAAACCTGTTGCAATAACTTTACCAAGAATGTCTTTTGAAATGAACTCTATAAAATATGATTCTACAAGAAAATCTGGGGTAACTCAATCTTTCAAGGCATCTGATGGTAACAATATTAAAAAAGTTTATATGCCAGTCCCTTATAATATTGGATTTGAATTAAATATCATGTCAAAATTGAATGATGATGTTCTTCAAATTTTGGAGCAAATTTTACCATTTTTTCAACCAGCATTTACTGTAACAATAGATATGGTTGATACTATTGGAGAAAAAAAAGATATACCAATTGTTTTAGATGATATTTCATTTAGAGACGATTATGAAGGTGATTTTTCAACAAGAAGAATATTATTATATACTTTACAATTTACTGCAAAAACTTATCTTTTCGGACCAATTTCAGACAGTACAAGCGGACTTATTCGCAAAGTTCAAGTAGATATGTATACATCTACAGATGTACAAAGTGCAAGAAGAGAAATGAGGTATACCGTTACTCCAGATCCCATTGATGCCGAACCAGATGATGATTTTGGATTCAATGAAAATTGGGAATTTTTCGGAGATGCCAAACTTTATAGTCCTGTTCAAAAAATTGATATTTGATTAATATGAATTCCAAAAATTTTGACCAATTAAATGATGCATTAAATACTTCCAATGAAATTAAAATTTGTGAAGAACCATTGGCAGTTTCTATGGGTGATGATTTAAAAACTACCACACAATCTACTGTAGATATACAAAAAGATTATGAATACACAAGAGCAAATCTTTATTCATTAATTGAAAAAGGTCAAGAGGCAATTAATGGAATAATGGAACTTGCCGGTGAAGGTGGAAGTCCAAGAGCATATGAAGTAGCAGGACAACTTATCAAAAGTGTT